TTCTTTTTTCCTTTTCTTCCAGGCATTCGCGGCAGTAACCGTTGACTGCTTCACCGGCATCCAGATGATCCCCGCATCCTCGGCAAACTTGATATTTCATAATTTTTCCTTCCGTTTCTCCGAAAACTGTGCTATAATACACAAAAATACATAGACGTATTTTTAATCAATAGCACCGGTTCTCGCCAAAGAATCTGACGGTGCTATTTTTCTTTTTAATCTGCAACGGAAATTTACTTTCTCCCGCTCACTCTGGATCTTCTTTAATTTGTTTCCGGTCCCGAGCAATGCCAGCCCGATCAAAAACACGATCCCGCCGATCACAGGTTGTCCATCGTAACCGCAGGCTGACAAGATCGCCGCCGTGGATCCGGACACCATGAGTATGTTTCCTGTCTTAATCACTTTTCCTCACCTCCTACCGATTCTGTCGGATAGCTTTCAATAAATTTCTCCAAATCCGTGCCCCTCACTTTCTTTGCTCCGTTAAGTACCAGATACGGTAACTTTCCACTATTCATAAGGTTGTAAACCGCATTTCTGTTTGTTCGAAGCACTTCTGCTACTTCTGATACCCTGTATATGGGGTTATATGTCTTGACCATGATCCGTTACTCCTTTCTTCCAAACTTTCGTTGTTCAATCACATGTGGTACAATCTCCTTACAGGACGTTGCCGCGTCCAAATATCAATCCCAAAGGAGATTTATTACTATGGACGAACTGATAATTCAGTACGCAATGAAAACTTCCGACAATTTAATCAAGAACAATCTGCAGCCCATCCTTGAAATGTTAGCCGGTGGTTTAGACCGCCAAATTACCGAAGATGAAGCATTGCTTTTGACTAATGCTGTTAAGGTGTCTGTTTACCTCGGAATATCTCAGACGATGACAACTTTATGTTCTGCTGGTCTTCTGGAATGTTCGGAAGACGCGTTGAGACGCTTTCTGCTAACTCCGCAATAGATTTTTCTACTTTATTTACCGAAAACATGGCTCTTGCGGAAATCAGCTCTGTGAGAGCCGTTGTCTTTTCTGAAATCTCATGTTCATATTTTTCTCCAGATGCGATTGCATAGATGATATGTTCTGCTAATACTTCAATAAGTTCATCTACTTTTTTCACTCTTCTCACTCTCCCTTCTGCAGTTCTGACAAAAGTTCAACCCTTTTCATAAACGCCTGTCTTTCTTCATCACTTGCGGCGCCCTCCAACGGAGCACAATCTGTTGCGATAAGAAGCCTTGCGTCGTTAGGTTTATCCTTGTGATCGTGAATGAACTCCACTTTTACAACATGGTCGCCGTACACTTTTCCATTCACCATGACATACGTTACTTTGCCGTTTGAAGCAATTATGATATTCTGATTTTTCATCGTTATCTCCCTTCTATATTAATTTTAGGCGCAGAAACGGAAATTGCTTCTTTTGTATGAGTGATTTCCGTTTTTTCTGTTTTAACGTGCACTTCATCTTTGCTTACTGCGATTGTACTTTCCGTTTTCTTCATCTCCTTTCTCAATCTGTCTCAAAAAGATAGTCAAACTTGCATTTGAAAAGTTTACATAATGCCTTGATCTCAAATGTAGTGAATTTTCCCGTTTTCTTTTTACCTTCATAAGAAACTCTTGAAATTCCAAGTTTCTCCGCCACATCTGAATTTGTCAGACCTTTCCGTGCCTGTTCTGCTTCTAAATTTCTAAACAATATTGTCCCTCCTTTCTTTTATGTTTGCGTTTTGCAAACTTTAATTATAATATAATTGCTATTCGTAAACTTGTCAATACTTTTCTTTACATTTTGCAAACTTTTTAATTGACATGTTTGCATAGTATATATATAATCAAGGTAACAGGAGGTGTTAGTCATGGGAGACAACTTCAATGAGAATTTAAAAAATGCAAGAGAGCGAAAGGGAATGTCGCAAAAAGATGTTGCAGAAGAAATTGGTGTTGCAAAGTCCACATATTCATTATATGAAAGCGGAAACCGTGAGCCAAACGTCCAAACAATAAAGAGAATTGCAGATGTGTTAAATGTATCAGCAGATGACTTACTTGGTTTAAATGACGAACCAATCACTATTGCCGCCCACTTCGACGGTGACGAATATACTGAGGAAGAACTTGACGAAATAAAGGCATTTGCTGAATTTGTAAAAACCAAAAGAAAGTAATTGCCCAGATTTCAGGACATCTATAAGAATATACTGGAGCGGGAGGTGTTTTAATTGAATACATATGAAGAATTGCAAGACGAAGCCTGCAAGGATGGTATAGAAATTATAGATAATTACGCTTTCAAAAGCGAACGGATCAGCGGCTTATATTGTGACAGCACTATTGCCTTAAGCAAAAATCTAAAACGAACCGCTGAAAAGAAATGTGTTCTTGCAGAAGAGCTCGGGCATCATTACACCGCGGCAGGAGATATTATCGACCAATCCTCCGTGGAGAACCGGAAACAGGAAATGCGCGGCAGAATTTGGGCTTACAATAATCAAGTTGGCCTGCGTGGCATTATTGACGCATATCTGCACAACTGCAAAAATCTGTTTGAAATGGCGGATTATTTCGGAGTTACCGAAGAGTTTTTAAATGATAGCCTAACATATTACACAAATAAATACGGTATATGCACACAACTTGATAATTACATTATATATTTTGATCCTTTAGGTATTCTCAAATTATGTGAATAGTTGTCGGAAATTGCCGTTTTTTTATGATTTAATCCACATTGCATATAAGATAAAATTATATTGATACCCTATAATTATAAAAAATGAGAGGATGAGATTATGAATAGTAACACAAACAGCGAAATGCCATTTACACCTAACCAGCAAGCTCCACAAAAGAATTCCACTCTTAGCGTGCTTGCATTGATTTTCTCCATTACTGGATGTCTCTGCTTTATCGGTTTAATACTGTCGATCATTGATTTAGTTCAAAGAGACAATAGTAAAAAGCACTCACTTTCAAAAGCTGCCCTTATTATCTCTGTTGTATGGATTGTATTATCTATTATTTTCGGTGCAATAGGTGGTGGCAAAAACTCACAACCCTCTGTTCCAGATACGGCGTCTACCATAGCGTCTACTGAAACTTCCCAAAGCAACAACACTTCGGAAAATACCGAACAGACAGAAGCAACGGATACAAAAAATACTGAATCTGAAAATGTTTCCAAAAATGAAGAATGGATTTCCAAAGATGAATACGATCAGATTGAAACCGGTATGTCCTATGAACAGGTGAAAGAAATCATCGGATCAGACGGCGAGGAAGTCAGCACTGCAACGGTCGGTGATATGACGACCACTATATATATGTGGTATGGAAAAGATCATATGAGCAATGCAAATGTCACATTTCAAAACGATTCAATGTTTGCGAAAGCTCAATTTGGGTTGGAATAATTTGAAAGGAGCGATATTATGGCACAAATAACATGCCCAAGATGTGGCAGTCAGAACATCACTTTTCAGAGGGAACAAACCGGAAATATCGGAGCCGGAACAAACAAAGTGGTAATTCAGAACGATAAAGGTCACAGTTGCTTGTATTGGCTTCTGATCGGATGGTGGTGGAAATTGATCTACTTTCTGATGATCGGCTGGTGGTGGAATCTACTTTTCAAGCGTCACAGTCTCGGTGGAATCAATGTACATGCCAATAAGGCAATCAACCACACCGTGGCAATATGCCAGAACTGCGGAAATTCGTGGAAAGTAAACTAAATAAAAAAACCGCCCCAGTGCTACCAACACCAGAGCGGAAAACATAGCTCCGAAAAGCATATGCCCTACACAAGCATATTGTATCATTCTCGGAGCAGTTACGCAAGCGGAACACCCGTTCCACGCTGGCTGTTATTTTTATACACATTTTTAAGGAGGAATGATATTATGGCAACAATCAGTACAAGAAACAGAAACAAAGGGAAACTTGACCGCAATGGCAAACCAAAGGCTCCCAACTGGGAATACCGGTTTGATCTTGCACCCGTTGATGGCAAGCGGCAACAGGTGAGCAAAGGCGGATTCAAGACAAAAGGTGAAGCCGAAGCTGCCGGGAACAAGGCACTTGCAGAGTATAATAACGCAGGTACGCACTTCTCTCCCACTGAAATTTCTGTGGCAGACTATCTTGACTACTGGATCAAAAACTACTGCCTAGTAAATGTATCAGACAGTACCCTTGTAGCATACCGGAACATTATAACCAATCACATCAAACCACGAATTGGAAATTACCGTCTCCGAAGCGTCACAACGATGGTGCTCCAGGAAATGATAAATGATATTTACGTCAATCGAGGATTTACAAAAAGTTTTATGAAAAATATTTTGAAAGTAGTAAAAGGCTCCTTTAAATATGCGAAGGTTACGGCAAAGCTGATCCAGACAAATCCCGCAGAAGATGTTACACTCCCAAAGATCACCCAAACATCCGACCGTGAGGAAATTATCATATTAAGCAAATCAGACGTTATACGGATACTAGAACGCTTTAAAAAGCATACGTCACACTACTATGCTATACTAACTGCATATTATACTGGGTTGCGAATTTCTGAAGTATATGGTCTTACATGGGACTGCATTGATTTTGAGAGTAAAACACTGACAGTTAATAAAATATGCAAAAAAATACCTGTCAATGGCAAGGCATCTGATTCCACAAAAAGATATGGCACACATGGCAAAGCACTTACGCGCTGGTATTTTGGTACTTGTAAGACCCCAACATCCTATCGAACAATATCTATTGGTGATACTCTCCTTGCTGCCCTTAAAGAATATAAAGCATGGCAAGAAGATAATGAATTGCGCTACGGGGAATTTTATACGAAATATTACATAAAAGATGAAATAACAGAAACGCATAAAGAAGTGAAACGACTAATTCCAATGCAGGATGCCAATTTTGAAGTTCCGCTAGAAAGATCATATCCAGTATTTATAAAAGAAGATGGGAGCTTTCAGGGAACGGATTCAATGAAATATCCATCCAAAGTTATCAATTATGAACTCGGCATACATTTTAACTTTCATGCGCTACGACACACTCACGCCACAATGCTCATAGAAGCCAATGTACCAGTCAAAGCCGTATCTGAACGTCTCGGACACTCTAACACAAGAACCACCCTTGAAACCTACGTCCACGTCACAGATTCGATGCGTGAGGATGCAGTAAGCAAATTTGAAACATTCGGTAACCTTGAAAATGATAAGATCGTCACGATCGGTGAAGCCAAACGTTCCACAAAGACTTCTTAAATCTGTGGGCACAAAAATTTTGTGGGCAAATTGTGGGCAAGACATAAAAAAACCGGTGTTCTGACATCGTTCAAAACACCGGAAAAGCTCTATTTACTGCTTGTTCATGCAGCAATGNCTCTTCAACGCTTTTTCTTATTTCACTGCTATTCTAGTACGATTCTCTTTAAATGTAAAGCCTTTTTATGCATTTTTTCCACAGCAGTATTTGTATTTCTTGCCGGAGCCGCATGGACTTACTTTTGTTGCATAGTATATATTTGCATATCATTTTATGTATCTTAATGCCTACCCAAAGTAGCATAGTTACTGTGGTCGTAGGCATTTTATATATCGTTTGATATCCTATGCAAAAATAACATAATTTACTCGTTTGTGGGCAAAATGTGGGCATGGACCACACAACTAATATTTTTTCTGTAAGCCATATTTTAAACTTTTGTTATAACGTAAAAAGCCGGAAGGATTTCTCCCTCCGGCTTGTCCTACTTAATATATGTAACTTCTCTTGCCATCATCGGCACATACCCACTCTTCGCGATTTGTGCCAGAAATGTTCATCCAGATGCGACCTGCACTGTCTCTTGCTGTTGCTCTGTTCAGCACGGCTGTGTTGCTGATCTTATACAAAACATTGCCATCCTTGATCTCACGCGTTGATCTTGCCCGAAGATTTGAACAGTGTACAAAATATGCAATGCCCGGTCTGTAATTTGGCTGCATATGTACCGTTTCCGTGGTCTGCACTGGAGCACTGGTAATTCCGAGGTCAGAATATAACATTGATACATCGCACCAACCGGATACACCCGGAACAATACCTTTACTTGTGTACTGGTGCAAATCATGCTTAGGCAGTGTGATCTTTGTGCACAGACCGCCGGTATTATTTCCATACTTAGCCGCCCATATAGTATACTGACGTAACTCGTCATAGATCAGATTATCGTAAAACCAGGATTCCGATGCATACACTCCCGGTTGTCTACCTGTAGCCTGTACCATGTTGCAAAATGCTTTACAAACCGCTGTACGGACAGGTTTACTAAGACCGTCCGCCCTTACTTTCCTCTTTGTGCCGTCTCCATCCTCGGAATCAATAAAAATCGGCAATGTCGCACCGTACTGATTCGCAAGTGCCACAGAAAAGGCAGCTTCTTCCCGCCCCTCCTGCTCTGTGATTGCCTGTGACATAAAGTACACGCCAAACGGAATGCCGAGGTCCCGGCATTTTTCGGCAAATTCCGGAAATTTTGCATCAATCTTGATGTTTCCGGCTCTATATCCCCTAACGCCACACCTCAAGAGAATACCGTCGCAGTTGGCTTTAACCGCATTCCAGTCTATGATCGTATTGTACTTTGAAAAGTCTAAAATTTTCATATGTTACTCCTCCTTGCTGCACTCTTCGCACTCCGGCAGACCGGCTACCGACGTTGCAATAGACAGGATACCGGCCAGTACAGACGCAGATGCAACCATCTTCCAGTCCACCGCACCCATGACCGATGCTGTGCCGATCGTAGCAATAAAGGTCTGCGCTACGGTTTTAACAGCTCTCACACCTGCTTTTTTTAACCATTCCGCAGTATTTACATTTGTCTTTAAAACACAATTCTTAAACATACTCTTCACCTTTTTAACCTTTCTTATAAAATATTCAGTTCCTACTTAAATACGCCAACTTCCACTGCATAGATAAAAAATCCCACCAGTGCCGTGGCAAACGTCCCGATCAGCGCATTGATGGATTTTGTCTGCTTCTCCAGTGATGCGCAAAGGGTGTCTACCCTTGCATCCGTCACCGCTACGCCCTTTTCCATCGTCCGGAGACGTTCCGCATGATCGTTAAGCCGATCCTCTGTCGTTTCAAACTGCTTTTTGATGTACTCTTCACTTAATGGCATAATCTCAACTCCTTACTTCTTGTACTCTTCACAAGTAATCTCCGCGTAATCTTCTTTTGTCAGCCGCCCAATACTGACAAGATATGCAAGTCTCTCTTTACTCCAGTATTTCGGGTAGTTCTTAAGTGCCAATCCTTTTACGTCCATGTTCTTCACCTTTTTAACCTTTCTTTTTATAACTCTACGCCAGATACTGCTGCCAGATATTCCACATCCGCTGCCGCCTGCTTAGCAATGTCCAACGCTGATTTTTTGTGCAGATACACCGTATAGTTGTATGTGCCGTCCACATTGGGTTTAATATTTATCTCGTCCCCAAGAGACACATATCCGGTATACGCCTGTTCCTTTTTTTCGTTGACAATTTTAATTACCGTGTCGTCCGGCAGTACCTTAAAGATGGCAAGTGCATCATCAATCTGCCTGTCCGTACAAAAAGCAACCACAAGCACATCTTCGCCGTTTAAGTTACCTTTCTGCGCTCCAAGTCCTACTGGCATCAATTCTGTTTTATTCACATACATGTTCAGCATAATAATCAACCCTTCCTTATTCGTTTTTTAATTCAGTTACCTTTTCTGTCTAAGTTCATCTAGTTCTTTCTGTTGCAGTTGTGCAAGTGCGATCAAATATGGTATAAATTTTGTCTGGTCAACACCCGGCACTCCCTTATTTCCCATATCACCCAGCAACTCGTTAAACTCTTCTTTATTCCAATCCTCCGGTATGACCACCGCTTCCGGTATTATCTTTTCTACCTCGTCTACAATCACACCAACCACGCTTTTCTGATCGTTTCCAAAGCCCGGCCGGTAATCAAACACCTCGACCGGAATTTCCAGAATCTTTCGTATCCTTTCCTCTGTTGCCAGGCTGATATTTTCCTTTGCTCCACGGTAAGAATCCGCCGCCAAACCAGTATAATGCAGTGTCGCACATCTTATATCCATATTTGCGTTAGCGGCAGAATTCGTTATCTGCACAGAGTTTTCACTTTGTAGATATAATGGATTTGGTGACATTGCCCGCAATATCCTTATATTTGTGATTAAATTATTGTTCATGTCAATATTCCCGGTCATCGTTCCGCCGCTTCTCGCTAACCGCGCATTAGCTCGCGTCTGCGCATCTGTCTGGATATCTGTAAAATGCTTCCCGTCAACAGTGTCCGCATTTGTGGCATTTCCAACTGTCATATCACCATTGGGTACGCAATAGACCACCCCAGCTCCTCCGTTAAATCCCAAATAGAACGCTCTTCCATTCGTGCTTTCCCCTGCCTGCTTGGGTGTGGAATTTTTTATGTCCGTAAATCCATCTAACGTACCGGCTGTTGTAGCATATTTCACAGACTTAGCGCTATCTGCCGTATTGTTGCAATTCCCAAGCCCGACCTGCGCTTTGGTTACACCATGCGGATTTGACTTATTATTGATATGCGCAATCAGTGTACTCACTGCTTTGGCAATCTTTCCGAAAAATGTCTTTCTGTCCTCTGTACCAGTCAATTCGGCAAGATCTGCCTGCACCGTAAAATCCGTTTTAAGGCTCATTTCCCCTGCCGCATCCACATTAATGTCATCACCAGCTTTTACGATTCCTGCTTCCTTTGTTGTTGCCACATTTACAGCCGCACCGTGGATCGTTCCATCCTCATCCACTGTGATCGTATCACCGTCCGGTTTTACGATTCCTGCTTCCTCTGTCGTTGCGACTGCCCCTCCGCCGCCAACTACACATTTCATCCAGTATTCCGTGTTTGTGGTTCCCGTACCGGCTGGCACGGCTTTTTTTGCTATGTACAATGTATTGTTGTACGCAACCGCATCCAACCGCTTATACTCCACTGCTGCGCTCCAATCGCCTTTTGGTACGATTGCCACTCTTCCCGCGTTTGCCATTTAAGCCACCTCCCATATCAGATCTCCGTCGTCATTAACAGAGAAATTATTGCCTGTATTATCTGTGTAGATCAACTCGCCATCGTCATTCAAACCGAATGTGGCAAGTCTTAACCGCTTTTCTATGTTCGCATTGTACTCCGCCGCCTTGGAACAGTAATACTCGGCATTATCTTCATCTTCACCGGTTCTGGTGCCGGTACCGCCCACAGCATAGCTTTGCGCCGCTTTTGCGCTTATATTTGCTGCTGTCTCGGATTGCTGTGCCTTTGCGACCTCAACCTTAATGTCTGCCAAATAGTTAGGCTGCAAGTGTTTTTCTTTGATACTGCCCTCTTTCACAATAGCCTTGACCTTGCCCTCTGCTGTCAATTCAAATGCTACGGTGTCAGATTCCATAAACTCATACTGCGTAATCAGCGCAGACAGATCAACATACTGTTTCGTGCCATCATCAAGCGTGATGATTAACTGCTGTTTCTGCGGATCATAATCAAAATTCACAGCCAGCTTTTCCAATTTGGTATCGATTACTGCCTTGGATCCGGACATCTTAACCACGGTCAGCGTTCCGTCCGATTCATCCCATAAGATTTCTTTCACAAGTTCATTGGCTTTCGCCAGATCAACCTTGGACACATCCATAGCAATGACACGATCATCGATTTCATCCACTGCCGCCTCTATTTTGTTAAGATTCTGTTTATTAACCGGTGTCTTGATGCTTGGGTAATTCTCCCAGATAGTCCGATTACAAGCCTTATTCATGTGACCACCTCTATTCTTCTTTGCTTAAAATCGACTGTGCATAGGTTTCTACGGTAGTCAGTGCCTTAAAGCACTCTTCGTCTGTCACAACACGGTTTACCTTGATGTTCTGTCCAGTAACCTTTCCGTCACTATTCACCTCATCGTAGGTAATTGCAAGCCGTCGCATGTTTCCGTCATTCGCAAATGCGATACCTTTAATATTTTTCATGCTGCCACTTCCTCGCTTTCTTTTTCAGTGTCATATAATAGGGTTTCAAGATATTGATACGCTGTCTCTGCGCTATCTTCGTTGTCGGCTTCGAGATCATCTAATAGCTGATATGTCACATCGGTTGCCGTTTCTTCGTGGACTGGTTTTTCAAAACTTTCAAGCCGGACCGTATCATATCCTTTCTGTACTGCCTTGATCTCCCAACCAAATGCAAGTCCCGGTGTGCCGCAGACCACAAAATAAGACGGTGACCGCTCATTGACATACACATTGCCCTCACCGTAAGCCTGCAAAAATATCTGGTACTGCACATCTGTATCTATGGTTTCTGCAAAAACATCATCCAACCACACATAGCATTTTCCAGTTTTGTCTATAGCTCCCTCGCCAACGTCCCCAAACATCGGCGTAGGTGTCTCATAGCAGTATTGCAACCGCTCCGCATAATTCTCGGTTTCTATGATCCGGTTCTTGGCTCCATAGACCTGCATTGATCCACCGGCGATAATACCGCCGCTCGTATCAAGCCCCAAGCTATTGAGTATAGCCTTATAGCTGTCATTCCGTGCTTTAACGCCGACCTCGTTATGACCGATATATCCATACCATGTCGGTCCCTCTGCGCGACATCCGCCGGCGGATATAAACGTGGCATAGTTGGGATCTGCAGATGTTCTGACATCAAATCGCGTTTCGTCGGCGACAGTATCTCCGATTGCATGAAACGTGGAGCCGGTGATCGTAGTACCGGTAATGGTGCTTGCATTCATCACGCTACTGGTAATCGTTCCGGAAAGGCTAGCATTTCCGTTTCCGTCCAGGTTAAATCCTGTGCTATTTACAATCAGCCGGTTTGCTGTCAGCGTAACTTTATCTGATTCCTGGCTGATTTCGGATGACACGCTCCCTTTGCTTACCTTGGTCTTAATGCTCTCCGCTGTCTGAGTAATACTACTCGACAAGGATTCTTCTGCTCCTTTGGCTCGTGTGACTTCGGATGTGATGCTCTCCGCTGTCTGGGTGATCTTACTGGACAGCGATCCCTCTGCCTGCGTTGCCCGCTTAACCTCCATCGTAATAGATTCCGCGTTTTGCGTGATCTGCGACTGCAAGCCCTTTTCTACATCGGTGATTGTGGATTTGGTTTCCTCAATCGTACGTTCAAGGACATTGCTCTTGCCCTTAAGCTGCAAGATGTCCTGATGCACCGAATTGACCTTTTTTGTCCGGTATTCTTCGCCGTCTGCGCTGATCGCGTCCCGCAAAGCCTGTATGCCTTTGAGCGTGCGCTTCAAAATGTAAGTTTCGATCAATTCATATTTCGTGTTGAACCGGATTGAATTTCCGACTTCCAGACACGGATTCCCCTTGCAGTCAGCCGAATACGGTCGATATACGAGGTTCTTTATCTTCCCGAATACGTTATTGGCAATACCTCTTAATTCGTCCGAGCCTTTACCATACACAAGGAAATTTCCCTCAATGTTATAGCCATTGCTGCCGGTGCCAACGATCACACCAATGTCATTCTCTTTTTCGTTGATCTGGAGCTTGTCGATGGATTTAACAAGATAGTCCTCATACTTTGCTGATATGTAAAAGCTGCGTCCGATCGGCTGGCTGTGTGGATCTCTCGGATACAGATCATCCGCCGGATACAGGTCGTTCCTCGGATACAATCCCTGCATCTCTTGATCGAGTGAAATATAGTGGAATTTCCCATCACGCCCAATGTGCCCGAAACATCCGTTGATCTCGCAGATGCATGACAGCACCGTTTTCCCGGACAGCGCTTCTCCGATCGTACTTCCGTCTGCACTGCTGCCGGTGATCTCGATCGTCTTTTCCACGGTCATGTTGTCGTTGACAAGGCTTATTTCTTCCTGCTCAATCCCGAAATGCTGAAAGAACGCATCTCGGAAAGCCTTTAAAGTCATCGGAAATGTAAGTGAGTTATACCATGCCGCCATATCAGCGTTAAGGACATCATACAGGGCATCGTAGGCTTCCACGTCCCGGCTTTTCCTGTCGGCGGCCGGTTTATCCGAATACACTTTGTACCGTCCGATCTGATACGGTGCATCTGCTCCCTTTGGGGTGATCTTGACCGTGATCCATTTACCTTTCAGCGACTGGAAGATGTTTGAAATCGTAAATTTTACGACAGACGCTTCACACGTCCCAAACTTCAACTCTTTCTCAGAACATAACGATTCCGAAAGTTCGAACTTATCTTCGTGTAATTCGGTGTTAGTTATATTTATTTTTTTGTCATCTGTAACTATGGTGATTTGCTTATCTACAGTATCATCCGTGAATAATAAATCCATCAAATAGCACCTCCGTATCCGATAAAGGCAATTCGGAATGATTCGTATTCAATCGTTTTTTCATCTGCGTATCTGATCGTATACTCTATATCCGGTACATAGCAGTACATTGACACATATCTCCCAATTTCCGGCATGTATGCAGTTACTAACGCTTTCTTTTCGACAGCATTTACATACTGACCACGGATACTATCCATAAGTGGTCGTAACGCAGCTTCGTCGATATCACTCGGAGTTTCCCATTCAGCTTTAAGTGCAACATTCTGTAAGGCTTCTCGATGCAAGATGCCGTTTGCATCCCGGTATGAATCAAGATCCTGTCCTTTGATGCCGCACTTGAATTTCTTGGCTTCAATGTACCGGAAAGGAACGGTATAATCGCCTACTTTTATCAAAAACCCACTGTATGCCATGTCCTGCTCCTTTCCTAAAAATCAAATGCGGGATTTCCGGTTCTTCTATAATAACTGCTTGCTTCGTCTCTCACCACCTTAAAGATTCCGCTCTCATCCGGTACGATCCGCACCGTCTGTACACCTTCCATCTTGCTTGCGATCATGTTTGCAAGCGGCTCCAAGTATGACAGGTTGTTTTCCAATGGTAATACTGCTTCCCGCCCAGCTTCACCGATTTGAGCAATGGTGCTACCAGTTGTAATACCTCCATTCGCAAGTGCTACTCTTGGTAATGTGACTTTGGGGACTAAATCCACGCCGCCCCAATCAACCTCTGCTACTTTTGCCGCCCAAGAAACAACCTTATTAAATCCACCAAGTATACTATTTATACCACCGACTATAAAGTTGATTCCGCTCTCGATTCCGCCTATTACAGCATTCATTGCTCCAACAACTCCACTTTTCAATCCATCCCATAGTTTTGTAAACAAATTTGACAATGGTGTTATTACATTCTTATCAAACCAGCCGGATACTTTTTCCCATATTGGCTTGATATCTTCTTCCCAAAGTTTGCGAAAAAAGCCAGATACCTTTTCATATAATCCATGAAAGAAAGTCACTATAGGCTTAATCACATTATCATTAAACCAGCCAGAAACAATTATCCAAATAGCTTGAACAATTATCCACAATCCCTCGAAAATTTGCTGTACTCTTGTCCCAAGACCGCGAAAAAATCCTACAATCGGTTCAATCACATTTTCACTAAACCAATTTGCTGCACCTGAAAAAAGTTCACATATTTCATTCCAATGGTCTTTGATAAATACTACCAATGTAAGTACAACAGCTACAATAGCTGCTACTGCAGCCGCTACAGCCGCCGGAACGCCAAGTATGACAGCTGCAACAGCTGCTATCGCAATTCCTATGACCATTATTATTTCATTGAGCCAACTGAATCCGCTCTGTAGCATCTGAACAAAGCTCAATATTGCAGTGACTACTCCAAGAACCCCTGCTACCGCAACCGCAACAGTGCTACCAAACGCGAAAAACGTTCCTACAAGAATAGCTATCGTTGACACTAAAAGTAAAGTTATATTTTGGACACTAACACCATTCTGATACATATCTTTCAGTGCTAGTACAAACCCTGCTATTCCTGCTGTAAGCAGTGCAATCCCTGCGACAAGCGGACCGAATAATGCATACAATCCAGAAAACGCTAATGAAGTACCTACTATGTATCCGATCAATCCCTTCCAATCAACGCCATCTTTCCACATATGGAAATAACTCACCACCATAAGTGCGATGCCTGCTATGGCCGATAATACCGATAATATTGTTCCTAATATAGGATGCGTTTTCATTAAATCAGTTAAAAATGATGTCAACTTCCATGTAAGTAACGCAGCCCCTATTGCTGTAACGATTGGCAATATTGTTTCAAATAATTTCTTTATTTTCTCAACCCAAGCCAAATCTTTTTCTGTCAGAGGGACTTCCTCATATCCATTTCCGCCAGAACTACCCGTACCACTACCACTATCTGAATCATTCGAACTAATAACATTCAATTCATCGAACCCTTGTAAAGCTCCTTTTACTTTCTTGGCTGCTTTTGCTGTTTTATCTAAAGAACTGGCATAATCAATTTGTTGCTTTTTTGCTCTTGTCCAAGTTTTCTTTCCGCTGATTGCCGATACAAATTTATTTACAGCATTAACCGCGTTTGTAAGCCATCCGCATAGTTTTACAATCGCAGGGATGATTGCTGATAAAATAGGTGCTGCCAACGTCCCCAGCGATGCCTTGAGTGTGGCTGTTGCCGATTTTAACTCCGACATCCGGGAGTTAAAGTCTGTGGAATACTTTGCCATGTTCTGGATGCCATCCTTAAAAGCTGATACCATTGCATTAAAGCCCTTGGTAATCCAGTTAAAAATAAACAGAGAAAGCGTTATCCCTTTCAGCCTTGACAGGAACGTGGACATCAGCTCCGCGGATTTCTTGGCGGCATTGCCGACTTTCTCAATCTGCTTAGAGCCAGTACCAACTTTGGCTTCCTTGGCAGCGACCTCTTCCATCTTCCTTTTTGTAACATCAAGCTGGCGATTTACTTCCCTTAATTTCTCCGCTTTTTTCTGATACTCTACCGTACCCTTGGAATCAACATTAGCCACTCCATCCGTTTCCATGTTAAGCATCTGTGCTTTAACCACAGACGCTTCTGCTCCCGCCTGTGCCATCTTATCTTTAATTTCCTGCCACTTGTCAGATATTCTTTTGTCGTTTCCAGACGATTCAAGATCTTGCAGTTCACCTTTAAGAAATGGGATTGACTGTTCCAGCGCGTCAATATCGTACTGCATCCTTTTAAATGCCGTGCTTTCTTCTTTGCCGCCAGTTGCGAGGAATCTCTCTTTTGCATCTTTTAGCTTATTCAGTTTTAACTGCGTCTGCTCGAGCTGTTTTTGTACCTGCAAATATTCCTCTGTGGGAACATATTTTTCAGTACCTTTTAAAGATTCTGACAGTTTTTTTCCTTTTGCCACCAACGCCTCAAACTGACTTTGCAGATTCTTATATTCCTCTGTCGGAATTTTCATCTTCTCAATCTCACGTATTCCATCGGTCAGCTTTTTGGCTTCACTCGTCAGCTTCTGAAACTTGGCTTCCAACTGCAACAGCTGACTAGATGCTTCCCCATTTTCAATTAACGTCCGTATCCTGATTTCTCCATCATATCCGCCAGCCATGTACAACCCTCACTTTCTAAACTAAGCCCAGTTCCTTTTCTGCTTTCTTCTTGGCTCTGATCTCTGCCATCATCCGATCATACTCATCAATGGCGACCTTCTCATCTTCCGTATACTCTTTTTTAATTTCCGGTTGATCCAATGCATAGATCTGCTGCGCTTCCTGCACAGCTTTCTTTTCCTCTTTTCCCATCTTGGATGTGATTTCCTTCCGGCGTATTTCGATAACCTGTTGAAAAGATGACTGCTTATAAGGTAAGTTCCACAGCAAACCGCAAAACGTCCACCAGTGCATTTCATCCAATGAAAGGTCTATTCCGTATATCTGCCGGAAGTCTGCGTATATACGCCACTGGTCAACATCATAATCAACCAGTCTGCGTTTATCCTTTGATGATCCTGGTTTGTCGTGAAACCAGCCATTTAAAAACCACTCGACGCATTCCTGCAGTTCTTCCCCCTCCGGATGCTCCCGGTCATCGAACAGCAGCCAGATCAGCGCGTCACTCTTCTCGTAAGCATTCAGATCCTTGTTATACTGCATAAGAAATACCTGTATGCCAATCCGAAATGAGGTATTAACCTTGTATCCATTCCATTCATCAGGTAAAGGATCGAGCATGACGTTAATCATGCTCGCGCTCCTTTTCTATTAGAGTTGTAGAGTTTTCTGGTCATCTCATAACGCTTGCCAAAAAGTTTATTCATGACCGGAATAATTTTTTCAACAAACTCCACTAATGCAGTCTCATCCGGTGTAAAATCTCCATACACATTCTTCACCGTATCTTCACCAAACAAATTGTCAATTTCTGCTGCAACCTGTTTCAAATATTTCACGCGAATCCTGTTTTCCTGTAATACCGTCTCAACATTAACATCACCGGATTTCGACTGTTCCTGTGCATGTTCCTTCTTCCATGCTACAGTCTCTTTCTCGCAGTTATCAGCGATTCTTCCCAAATTGTTGATGATCTGACCAAACCGCTCGGCTGTATCAGCATCTGCCACATTGACGCTTAATACCGTAATGATGTCTCCATCCACATTTTTAATTGCGATTTTTCTAAGACCACTGTCTAATGCCAATTCTTCCATGTGTTGCCCTCCTATTTTTTCGCCCATGTAAAGGTTCCATCTTCACTGATCGTAATAGTTCCAAGTTCTACATCACCGTTTCCTTTGATCTGGATAGATGATGTCAACACATCACCACCAGCGCCGCCCGTGCTGGACGGAGATACGATAACCGGTACTCTGATACATTCACCCGATCCGGTAGTGATATCCGTTTTGTAATACCGGTAGTAGCTTGTCTCACACTGCTTTCCGGTCGGAAATTTCTTAAAAAGATTATCAATGCATTTCTGCATATCATCAGAAAGATACTCACGTTCCGGCGTTGTGCTGAAATCGTAGCCTTTCAATGTAGATGACTTGGACTTCATGTTGACATACTGCGAAGATTCAACATCCGGTCCCCAATCTTCCGTAATTTCCTTGTATCCGTCTCCCATTTCCACGATGTTCGGGGTACTGCCGCCCATAAGGGAACCGATATCAAGCAAAGAAACCATGTTTGTTCTATCCTGTGCCATGTTTTTTCCTCCTGTTATTTTTTGTAAAAATATTTCAGCTGCATATTTACAGCATAAGTTACTGTTTTTTCATTCTGATTACCGCCGAACACCGGCGATGTCCTTGCGATCGCTTCCAATGTCAGATGTGGATCTTTAAATTCAATCCCACTCTCTTCCATCCACGCTGCAAGATCGTTAAGCATCTCCTGTGCATCCATGCTCGCCTTATTGGTAGTTGGCGAACATTTATAAATGATCTGGAACGGCATCTGCGCCACATAGTTTCCACTGACATATTTTTTCAGATATACCGCTCCCTGTATCGGAAACACACCAATGGATCTATCCTCATTAATGGAGTTCCACTTCACGGTTGAATTGTCCGCCTTAAATCCCTTTGGATAATCTGGATATGCCATCACCAGTGCAAGGAGTCCTTTTCCTGCGTTCTCCGCATCCCGGATAGTAAGTTTTTCTGGTTCTGCCATTTATACACCTCCTACCTCGAAATGAGGTAAAATGTCCTCATATTTATCAATCGTTGTTACCCTGTAGCAATCGTCGCAGTGATCAAGCATCCACTGATAGGCATCGTTCTCTGGTAACGTTGCATCCGTATGATCCCCCTTGATAAAGAAATCCTGTGCCGGATTGAATGTCAAAAAATACTGCTTGCATTTGTCCGGCATATTTCCCCACTCTTTCGGCGGAAGGTATAATTTACTGACATTAGAAAAATCGATATACAGTTTCACTGCATCCGCGCTGTCCATGCCGCTCTTAGATACGTTCGCGCCCTTGGTTTCTACAAGGTCGACACCCTCGAGCAGTGTCGGGTAATATGTTTCCTCTTCGGTTTCCGCGTTGAATGAGCGATTGAAAAGGGTAACTGTTTTATTATCAAAGAATCCCATATTTATTCCTCGATTGTTTCAATGCCATATTCCTTGGCACAAGTGTTCTCGATCTTGCATCCGCGATAGTTCTTCCATTCTCCAATGAAATAAGCCACATCGGCAGTTGAAAGAAGCTCTAATGATTTCCCAAGAAACCACAGTGGTTTTGCGTCATGCGGTGCAGACTGGAAAAAACTGTCGATAACCTCAACATCTTCTCCATTGAACTTTTCCTTTACAGCCGAAAATGCCCTTTCTCTTTCTTTAAGGATCTGCTCATCCGTCTTATCTTTCATTGGCTGTGAAATAAAAATTCTCTTCATGTTTTCCTCCTAATATCCTGCATATAATAATCCGGTGCCGGACAGGTATTCACATACCGTGTCATAACACAACCGGCTCTGCGCTACCTTATCCCCAAGCACCTTATCAATAAGTGTTTCATTACTTCCAAAGCTGATCGACCGACCGCCAGAGGACATTGACTTCACATTGCCGCCCTTTTCGTCACTGGCATGACTGGTCTTGAAATCTATCTGATAGAGCAGATCAGCCAATGCACAGGTGGCTTTCTGGATTTTCTCGTCAAATTCTTCCTTGGCAGCATCATCAATATGCCCGTCGGTTAACTGATTCAACTTGTCAGACGCACGATCTTCCCACTTGGGGAAAAGGGATTCCTCGATAGAATCCCCATAGTATTTTTCTTTGTAGAAGTCATATGTGGTATAGCCCATCAGGAATCCCCCTTTCTTATGAAAAGTCAACAAGTAAATTCTCATTGAGCTCTTTAATGCCGTAAATGATATCAAAAGAGATTTTGTCCTGCTTATGGTCAGAGTCGTAATCGAATACAACACGAACGCCGAGACCATCAGCGGATGCAATGTAAGCGTTCTTGTTTCCCATAGGCAACTCAAGATTACGCGTTACAAGTGCAAGACCATTTCTATGGAATCCAAGTGCATGTGCTTTGCTTACAACAAACGCATCGGTTGTTTCGACAGTCTCCGGAATATTCTGGTCTACCTTTACGGTACCCGCACCAGATGCAAGTGTGACATCCTCGGTCACGGTGTAAAGATATCCGTTGACGATTAACTGGTCTCCCTGTTTAATTGTTGCTGCTGCCGTCTTACCATCAGATACAGTGAACTGTGTTGCATCCTTAGTTCCGGCAACCTTATAGGATGTTGCTGTTCCCGCTGTTTCGTTCTGGTTCTCCGGGCAGTTCTGCGACATGTATGTCTCACAGGTATATACCTTACCGATTTCAGACTCTTTGAGTGCAATGGAATCCCCTTTGTAGCACTGCTTTGCAAAGTTATCCAAAGTGTTATACTTGTAAAGAATCGTCGGTGGCAAAATTAAGCGCCTGTCTGTGCGCGGTGCCTTTGCCTGATCCAGCGCTTTACCTACTCCGGCGATATCAGCGATATCCGGAGTGCTTGATACACTCGCTTTCTTCTTTGACTTCGAAATGCCGACCGCCAGAAGATCTGCATCAATCTGCTGCGCCATTGCCTGCATAGCCGGTGTAATTACCTGTTCGGAGAAGTTCTTGATATCCAACGTCATTTCCTTAGAACCGACATTTACAGTAATGTCTCTGAATCTGTCCATTTTGACAGTTACAGAACCCTCTGTAATGTCCTGCGCTTCTGTCTGTCCGGTAAAGTTCTTTGCTACAAAAGTAGCCGGTTTTCTTACGGTGATGGTATCGCCAACCTTTACAAACTCCTTGGAATAATCTCTATGCACGAGATTAGCCATCGTAAGGTTGCTCTGTAATACCATCAGCGCTTCATTCGCAATAATCTGCGGTGTTAAAATTGTGTTTGGCATAATATTCCTCCTTAAAAATTACTGATTCTGTTCCCGCCACTTCTTGTATGTAGCGAAATCCATCTTGTTTGGATCACCAGTGATCGGCTCCGTTTTTGTTCCCATTGGGGCTGTAAACGTTGCCTGATTCTGTTGGCTCTGCTGTTCCTGCTCATCAACAAATGCACCAGCATCACTTTTCTTTGCATCTTCCAGCAAATCATTGAATCCAATCAGTTTTCCATCCTTCACAGTTACACTTGCTGCAATGTCGGTCATGATAGACTTCTTTGCGGATTCCGAAGAAAACTTCACATCCTTAAACGCTTTTTCCAGCAGATCATTTTTATCGCGCTCTGCAATTTTGGCATTGAAATCCTGTTCAGCCTGTTCTGCTTTCTTTTTCCATTCATCGCGGTCTTTCGTGATTTCATCAAAGTCTTTGCCTTCAAATCCTTTCAGAGTACCTTCCGCAGTCTCCGCGCGTTCTTTGTAGTTGTCACGCTCGGCTTCCACTTTCCCGATCTTCTTATCAAGCTCCTGCTTGGAATACAGTTCCTCGCCCATGCTCTTCTTGATAGATTCTTTCTGCTCATCTGTGATCTCAAGTCCGATTTTTTCCAATTCACTGATAATCTTTACCATATTTCCTTAACCTCTCTCTTCCAAGTTTTTGCTCCGGTCAGTCCGGCACAAGTGAGTTGCTATTTGCTCCATAGCTGGCAAAAGAAAAAGCACGCCCAAAACAGGACGTGCCATAATGACCATCCTATAATTTTTGTAGGGTAGCGAACGGATTCCTACGTTCCGCCCGGTGCTTATTCGTTTGTTGATTTTATTTTATCATGGGGATATAAAAGATTTGTGCCATTTTTAAGCATAAAAAGAACACCTATATTTCAAGGTGTTCTCTACGAAAGGAGGTACTCTGGAAAAGTATCAAAACATATCCGGTACAAGATTATAATAACTCAATCTGCAAGAGCATTTGTGCCAAAATAAAAGAAGGCGCTAAGCGCCCTCTCTGCAAATATACTCTTCTGGAATATCCAGTGTTGTTGCATCATCTAACAATTTCTCGTTTTCATTCATCCACGGTGCGAACAATTTTACCTCTCCAGATATCTTGTTCACTTCTATGCTTCTACAACCATAGATTTTTTTGTTTGGATCCCCACCGAATGCCACGATGCGGTCTCCAATGTCATATACTGCGTAAAGGCCGTGCATAGTACCTTTTTCAAAATATTCATATGCTTTTTTTATCAATTCATTATTCTGCATGCCTTTACACCCTCTTTCGAAATATCTGCCTCACTAATCTTCCAGAATAGAATATTTTTCATTTCTGTGTTATATTCATCAACATTATATCGAATACCTAGCTGCGGATCTACAATGCTTAAAGCATCCTCATACTTTTCCAGTACAACACAATGTGAACCATATTTATGGTCAAATGCCAATTCGTATCTGCAATTACTGTTTTCTGTGTTTATTAATTTAATTATATCATCTTTTGAATATTCCGCAATAGGTTCCACATTATCCCATGCTTTCCAGGGTTCTTCCATCAAAGATTTAACTCCCTTATCTTTGGCAACAACATTCAATCCTCTCTGGCGCATTTCATACGCAACTACTCCGTTGGCGCAGTTCTCTGTACTTTGGTTCGGATTTATTACTTCAAGTCTAGGATTTAATCTTTGCCCCTTGGTTTGTAACCATTCATCTGGAACACCTTTGTATTTTATGGCATTATTTTGATAAGCCGTTGCCTTACCATTCGCCTTTGCTGACTGTGCTCGCTTAAATCCAGCAACCTTGATTCTGTCAGCCTGTGCCTGCAATCCGTTATCCACACAGAACTGCTTATACTTCTGGTTCTGCATCCGCAAGCGGTATGCCAGGCGATCATATTCCGGTTGCAGCATAGATTTCACATCCGTTTCTGCCACTCCATCAATCTCCGCTTGTTTTACGAGCAACTGCCGTTTAGTCTGCCTGATGGCACGCTCCATCGCCCTTTGCTGCTGTTGCAGTTCATATACTTTCCGGTTCTCATCACTGTCAATCTTAAGATTGCCATTTTCATCCAGATACGGATTTTGTAAAGACTTGTTCCAGGGCTTGTGCGAATGCCGGCAGTTATACCCGTGCAGTCCCAAAGGATTTAAGACGTGTCCTGTTCCATTCACAATATCATAGCCTGTCATCTCTGCCAGATTCAGCGCATCCGGTTCGCTTCCGGATATTTTATAGCATCTTCCCTGCCAGTTATCATGACCGGCAAGATAAGGCTGACCTTTTCCCTGTGTTCTCGCACCCAGATGAGCAGACACAAGCACATATTCCACATTATGCTCTGCTATGTAGTGATTGGTTACCTGTGCCGCCGTCTGGTTCATAGACGTGACTACGCACATTCTTACCGCCGCTTCCAGTGTCCGGCGCGTTCCGGTTGGGTAATCGATCATAACGCCTGTCTTGCCGTACTGATCCAGTATATCGCACACCGCCGCGCTGTATGACTGCGCACCAGCCGCCACACGCATCTCAGCTTCATTGAGTATATTCATGAGATCGCGCTGTGACTGCATCATGGTGGAGCGTGTCAGATTGTTCACTTCTCCAAGTGTTTTCTTAAATTCTGCATTCAGCAGCTCCATAACAACCGGATTTTCAAGCGGAGATATCGCATCTATCCCCAGGCGGGACAGCGTGCTTTTATCATCATCCCAAGATGTCAGCACTGCATCCTGTAATAGTCTGCGAATCTCCGCCGTTGTTTTCTGTGTAATGGAAGATAATCGCTTTACAATTTCATTCTGGTGCATTCCAAGCTGTTGCAACTTATACAATTCCATATCGGTAGTACCAGCCACAGACCCAGCTTTTAGTAAGCGCATGGCAATGTCCCGTAATATCCAGTCCTCTAATTCTTGCTCATATGATATTAACGTATCTGATTTTCCGTAGAAATATTCTGGATCAAGCATATTATCCCTTCCCCGATTCTCTTTTTGCCGTATTAATCCATTGTTGACCATGTGTCTGTTTCGCCGTCTCAAACCAATGATCTCTCGTGCCTGGAGCGGTATAATGTAACGGTTTCCCGGTTGGGTACTTGCGTTCGCCGCTTTCGGCATATGACCGGCCGTCCTCTGTCAGATACAGTTCGCCCATGTACTGATAATGAGCATATGGGGTATTGGTCTGTATCAGCCCAGGCTCTACGATCTGTGTTGCCCCGCGCAATGCCCCCTGCTGAAACGGCATATATTCCATCATATCCCCAAGCACCCGCTGATCTAATGCATCTTGCGCCCGCTTAAGATTTCCATCTATTCTTCTCGTGTCGAGATGAATACCAACGTTCCCAACGATTTTATTATAATTCATATTACCACTCCATTTATTTTTTCCAAGCCAGCGCAACGATTGTAATGCAAATAATTAAGATATTCATAGTTGATACTGCCATGTTCTCACCCCCTATTCCTCCCCAAACAATCCTTCTTTTTCTCCACCGCTTGCTTCCTCAACTGCCGCTTTCGCATCTTCCTCAGAATACCCTTCAAATCTGACAAGATACTGCCACTTCGGAATATACCCAGAGTTGGCAAGCGTGAGATTTCTCATCCTGTCCTCTTCCTCGTTGTATGTAATGTCCCCGAAGTCATACTGTGGTTCATAATCACCCGCCGGTGCCAATCCGTATAGATCCGCGAAAACTGACTGCGCATAAAACAGATCATCCAGACAACGTTGCATTGCATCCCGCACATCTTTAATAAGCTGGATGGTTCTGCGATCATCGGATTCTACCTGTGTGGCAGTTACCATACCTGTTTTCTCATCGATCACAAAATAGCCATTGGAAAATCCGCACTTCACACCGACAAGAGATAGCTGCTGATTGATGCCGCCTTTTCGCACTTCGGTGTTAAGCTGCGGGTTGACCTCGTGATAAACTTCCTCGTCTTTTATACCTACACCCGCAAGTGCTTTAAAGAACTTGGGCATCTTTACCTTTGGTCTCACAGTGTTTCCTTTTTCATCCTTAAATGCAGGCTTCTCGATAAGCCTGTCGTCAATCACAACCATCCTCCGGCTGTCCTCGATTTCTTCCGCGTTCCGGCTATATGCAATGTCAAGGTCTTTCAGTTCCTCAATCGCATCAGCAAAGGCAGATAATCCCAGTGGACTATTTAGGTCAATATCGTTAGAGGACGGCATCCGAAACAATCCGAACAGCATTGAGTTGATCTGCTCACCGTTCTTTTTCGTGATATGTACGTCCGGCTGCAACCTCGACCATACTGTCATACTTAAGTCAATTGGCTTTCCAATCTCCCCAGCGTTCTTAGACACGAACGCTCTGTTCGATATGGAGTAGTAAGTTGTCTCGGTGTACTCTTCTGCATCCGGCATTCTCACGCTGGCGGTAAAAAATCTGTGGTATTCCAGCTTTGTGAAATACTCGTCTCCCTCCCGGTAGCTGTCCTGGAACACAATGCCGGTTATGTTGTGGTTGCCATCAATGCTCGTTATCTCAAATCTATCAGGTGTTACCAGATCAACACCTGATCCATTCGGTTTTAGGATAACCGTACCACAGGCACACATGAGTTCCGTCCACTCCCGGATGCGGTCATGCACAGACTTCTCCCAGAACTGTGTCATGTACTCTTTTCTCGCCCCATCAAATGTCACATCGATTGCAAGCGTGGCAAGTCTGCCAATTTCTCCACAGACGAATTTTGCAAATTTGATTGTCTTTATTCCCTCTTCCGGGTTCGTCCAGCCCGGTTCGCCCTTATAAATCAACATCCAGTTCTGGATTGCCTTTTGCATATCCCCGGATGTGATGCCAGTCACTTTGAACTGGTTCTTTACTTCTGACAGGAACATCCTGCTCCACCATTCCTTGATCGCCGACATAATTCCCATTTGCGCCCTCCTATATCAATCCTCTGTTGTATCTGCGTGCTACTGTATAAATAAAATATCTGATAAGATCCATGTGATGATCGTACTCCTTGATTACCCTGTCCTCTCCTACTGCCTTTTCATCCCACGCATACGCTCCAAACTCTTTTCTCGTCTCTACGCAGCTTTCATGTATCTGTAGCATACCAAGGTTCAGATACTTCGTTACCTCCTGTATTCCGTTCAGAACGTCATTGTTACCATCCATACAAGTGAACTCCCCATACTTTCTAATTGTGGCTTTCATTGCCGCCGCTGATGGGTCTATCACGATGGAAGTGATCGGAAAATCCCCAGCCACCTCTTGAATCATCTTATAATACGCTTCGTTATCAATCGTTACTCCAGTTTCTCTGCCAGAATAATGCCCTTCCCGAAGCATACGCACCCTTCCGCTATTCTGTAGTTCCATCAAACCTACTGCAAATGGGTTCATAGTTCCGTAGTCGATGGAAAGATAATAGGATGACTGCGGGCTGTACTCATACTCCCCACGGAAAATGTTCTTTTCCTTATCGAACATTCCATAGACCAGCCCTTCTGCTATGACCCACAGGCCAAGGATAAAACGGTCATAGAACACACCGCTATACATTGCCCGGTATCGTGCTTTCACCTTCTCAGAGAGGGACAGGTTATCATCCATCGTAAAATGCAGATACAAGATATTCTTTTCGGTTGCCTTATCAATCCAATTCATTTTGAACCAATGGCTTGGGCTGTCCGGGTTGCAGTTGAACCAGAACTTTGAACCGTCCACAGAGCATCGTCCGGTTGCCTGGTTCACAAATGACTCCGGCATCAGTGCCACTTCGTCGAAGAACATTCCGGCAAGTGTGATACCCTGAATCAGATCCTGCGACCGCTCATCCTTACCGCCAAATATGTAAAAGAAGTTGACCGTATCTCCTTTGCTGATCTCGACCATGTTATCTGATCTATGATCCAGCACCTTGTATCCCCGGCTACGAAGCATCAGCTTCAACCAGAACAGCACATTTCGCCGGAATGATCCGATTGTCTTTCCTGCCATGCCGAGATTCTGCATATTGAATGTGCTCATCGCCCACAAAACATAGCTTAACGACATGCACAATGTCTTACCGCTTCGGATTGCTCCATCCGCTATGATGCCGTCCTTATCCTTAACCGGCGATGCATCACACCACCAGGTAAGCACTTGTCTCTGTTTCTTAGAAAAAGGCTTAAATGCAAATCCGTTCTGCTTATACTTCTGCTTCATCCGGATAGCATTCTTCATTACATTTTCTTTTAGTTTGTGCACCCGCCGGTCAAAATCTGTCCAATCAATCATCCGACCACGCTTCCTTTGCCGAGCCGTTCAAGGCATCCAAGAAATTATCCTGCTCCGGCGCATCCTCGGCACTATCCCTGGTCTGCATCTCCAGTTTAAGCAGCTCCAGATCAAGTTTACGCTTATCAAATTCTTTCCTGTGCTTATCTGTCGGATTCATTTCGAAGAACATCGTAAGCCAGTCAATCGCCTTTTGCCGGTCTGCCAGCTTGATAGATACGCCATCTTTCCCACGCTTAACCTCTTGTAGCAGTTGTGTGTCTGTATCTTTCGATTCTTTCAAGTCAACGGCGCTGACCATATATTTAATCCCTGTCTCTGGATCCTCGATCTCTTTCTGCCCGAACGACATGTAGTTGCCAATATCTGCAAAAGCAATACGCATCTGTAGTTCCACAATATCGTCAGTTCCGGCAACTATCTGCTGACGCTTGATTTCTTTCAGGCGTTCGATTTCTGCCCGAACCTTTGGCTTTCTTAGACTCTTACTTCCCTCAACCATTGCTGTCTCGTAACTACATCCATAAACATTCAAATAGCTTTGGGTGGCATTGAACGTCCTACTGTAATATATGCAGAACATCTGTTGCTCCGGTGTGAGCTCGTCATTCCGTAACGTTTCTTTTGTACCATCATCGATAGGCGCTACCACCTTGGGTGCACCCTTTCCTTTTTGTGTGCACACCTTTTTGCTTTTGTGTGCACCCTCTTCCCGATTCCACCCATACCGTTTCTTCCAGCTCTTAACAGTGTTGATAGTGGTTCCGTACTTCTCGGCAATATCTTTGTACTTCATACCACTCATGTAGTCCTGTTCTGCTTTCTCGTAATTCTCCACTATCTCACTTCCTCTCCGCTAAATGGTATATTTCTAACCTCATACCATGATTATAAAGCAGATAATTAGAGTGTTTGTGCCAATTTTAGGGTGCAAAAAAGAGAGGGATGAACCTCTCTGATAATAAATTATTCTGTTTCATCTGGAATTCTAACCAGTTCATATCCAACCGGTCTGATTGTCCTTGGTTCCGATTCTCTCATGGTTATAAGATTATTCTTCTGCAAATTTTTAAGATGCGTATACACTGATGACGTGGATTTTAACCCAACCCCTATACCGATTTCTCTCATTGATGGTGAAAAAAGATTTTCTTTCATGTAAGATATAATGAAATCATATATTTCCTTCTGTTTACTTGTCATATTTGCGCCCTCCTCTTATTTCTCCATTCCTTTATTTTTATTTTAGAACGCATGTTCTGTTGTGTCAATGGTAATATTTTCCACTATATTGTTACCATACTATTCGCAACTGACCCGAATTCTCTTCTTCGATTCTTGCACTCCCCTGCTGTATAAGCATTTGCGCCATTTCTTTTCTGCGATAGAACGTTCTTCGGCTGATTGGGAGAATGCCGTAGTGTGCTTCCAGCATATCGTAGCTTGTCCCGATCACGATAGATTCTGTCAGATACTCCGCAATAAAACTGTCCACCTGGTTGCAGATTTCAAATACTTCTTTTTCGTCCACTGGCATTCCTCCTCTCAATTTTGCGCAAAAAAATACCAACCATCGTATTTGACGGTTGGTTATGCTTCAAGTGATTATTCATCATCTGTGGAGCGAATACAAATATCTCCCACTTAATGAATCCAAATATCTCCCACTTTATAATTTTTAGGTTCTTCATTTTGGTAAAATACATCCGGCTTATTTTTTGTTTTTTCAGCCACAACATCTTCCGCTATATCCTTTGTATCTCTGTACCCCATTCCATTATTATTTATCGTTTGTGCAATCTGTGAGTTACTTACTTCAATTTTCTCAACCTTTGCTTTCAGGTCTCTAAATTGTATCTTAAGCTTATTTGCCTCCTTTATCTCTTTTCCCCCAATAATGCCAACAATGACGCCAATAATGGCTACCAGAAGTTCTCCGAGTGCTATCCATTCAGATGGTCCCATGCTTGCCTCCCTTTCGTAGATTGATATAGATATTATACTACTCCAACCACCAATATTCAATTTTCAAGGTTCCTACTTTTTCGGCAACTGCCCCTCTAAGTCGGCACAATTTGTTTTTATTGCGATCTACCAAATAATGTGCTACGCTATGCATGACCTATTTCGTGGTCATTTGTATTTCCGCCCCGCCGCCGTCTCCCCGGTAGCAGGGCATCTCTTTACTCCTTGGCGATTGCATCTAAGCAGGCGTTCCAGCCTGTCCGAATAATACTTTTCTCAACATTTTCGTATCCGTGTTCGAGATCCGGCATCTTCTCCGGCAGTTCCCGGAGCGGACACCAATCCGGCTTTTCTCCGTCTGGTACAAGTTTTCCTACCGCACAACACAGATATTCGTCATCCTCTGTTTCATAGCATAATGTGCATTTCTGGCACACTTGTTCCGGCATATCCATAACCAATACTGCTTTAGACATCTTCGTTCCTCCTTACCATCCAAATATCACATATCCCGGCATTAAACCGTACTCCGGCACATCACGCAGAATATATTTTATTTCACGTTTTACAGTTTGACCCGTGAACTCGTTTCCGTTCCACTCCGCCAACACAACCACGTCACCGATCTGCAAATTATCTTCATCCTTACGGATTTCAAATTTTTTCTTATCATGTATAACTGCTTCGAAATATTTCGGCAGAATCTTTTTCTTAACTTCTCTCATCTGCCCCACCGCCTTTCACGATTGTAATTGCTTCATCCATTGCCCTGTTCCATTCCAAATCTTCATCAGTTCGCACGACTCTGAATTTGTCGTTTAACTGCTCCACGATTTTGTCCGGATCAAAGGCGGTTGGGACATCATCAATAGCAATCAATTTGATAACGCCACTTCCGGTATGACTTGCTATCACTTTTCCCTTGAATTTATCCGCATCAATCAGTCTCATCGTTCGCCCTCCTGTTCCATGCTTTAATTGCTTCTTTCTTTTTCATACCTCTGCACGGAAATATTGCTCCCGGACAGCTATCACAAGTAACGCAGTAGTTCCCAAGAAAGAGGTTAATTTTTGCTTGCCCACCGCAGAACGGGCATGGTTTCAATTTTTCGCTCATTCTTCATCGCTCCAATCTAATTTCTGCCCACAATTCGGACAATACTTCATATCATTTACTTCCATATTACATACAGGACAAAAGAAATGATAATGTGTCCAGGAATGATTCGTGGTCACTTTTCTCGCTGTCTGTTTTTCCACCGCCGCCCGGCATTCTCCCGGTGTACCGATTGTGCGGTACTCTTCGACCTCATTGAGTGCCTGAATCGCCGCCTCCCTTGCCTCCGGGAAATCTGGATGCCTACCGAAATCTTTCCAGGTAACGTCCTTTATAATCTCTATTGCATCATCTTTCGTCATGCTTACACCTCCAACAGTCCCGGGTTATCAAATATGTTGCCGACCACCTCATAGTTTTCCAGGACAAA